TGATCGAATGGTTTTGGTATTATGTAAGTCTTGTTATTATATTTAATTGTTTTCATTGTTATCCTTTCTGTTATGTATGGGATTATATACTAATCCTTATACATTGTCAACCCCTTTCTTCATGTGGTCTTTCTTCCTGTGTTAACATATTGCGTTCAATGTATTGTGGTGCGTTGTCATCTTCCCACCTCGCTCGGTTATATACTTTGCGCCAACCATTTTCAGCAGTCAATATCTTAGGCTGAAACAATCTACCAAAATGATCAACTGCTTGTGGACCATGCAAAGCCCACCAATCATTCTGACATTGTAATGTACAAAAATTACCATTGCCATAACTATAAGTTCCAATAGTTCTAGTTTGATTTCTTTTGTTTCCTTTTGGTCCTCGTTTCCTGTCGGTTGTATCGTAAGTATGGCAGTCTGGTCCTTGGCAAAGTCTAGTCATTTATAAAAGCCCTCGCTATACTTAAAGCTAAAATTAAAAAACAACCAAATGATAAAACAAATCCTGTGGTTGGCATTGTTGGAATTAAAACCATACCCATTGCTGAACATATGGCTAGTAGTACCCATTGTATTACATATAACATTTTATTATCCTTTCTGTTTATTATGTATGGGATTATATACTAATCCCATACATTTGTCAAGTATTAATTTATACTTTCTTCATATTGTTTTCTAGCCAATATCTTCGCCTCTCTTGATTGATGTTTGTTCTTCATACCTTTAATCATACTAGCCAAGTTAGTAGGATTATAAATTGTCAATCCTGTTGAGTTAGTTCTGATTAGTTCTGCCTCATCAACTTGAATACCTAACTCGGTTGCAAGTTCAATACCCTCTGAAAGATACCTGTATGCTTTCAATCCAATTTTTAATTGATCGCATTGTTTTTGAATTGTATCAATCCACGTTTGATGTTTAGATACTAAATTGTTTTTTGCAGTTCGCCAATGTTCGAACTCGGTGTACTCGTCTTTAGTACATGCGATTGCTCTTGATCTGCAATAAGATGTTCCAATTACATCAAGATAGTATGGGTCATTAAAAGTTTTTTCCATACCAATAGCATTGTTGTCATTACGATAACCACCACTATGACCTAGTGCTTTCATACACTCATCAACATGTTTAGTTTTGTGTGGGTTATCTTTGTTTTCATTTTGTTGTGCATAGATATCTGGGTTGCAATCTTTTGCTTTTAGTTCTTCTCGGTAGTATGCAACTGCAAACTTTTTACCCT